ACACCCTCTTCCTTAAACCAAACGACTGAATGATTACCACCATTGAGCCATTTGAGGATCTCCATCTCTTGTCTTCTTACATCCTGGTCATCTGTTGATACTCGGACATAAGCAAAGTATGTGCCGGTGTGTTCTTGCCCGGCTGTCGTTTTGACTGCCATTAGTTTGCTCCCTTTATAAATTGTATGTCACCACCAGGATATTGGACCATGACATATAGAGATCCACATTTCATAGCTACATCTGTGCAGATATCTGTGAACTCGCTTTGCTCATTATCTTCTAAAGCCACCTCGATCTTTTCACATGGAAGACCATCTAAATGACCTTTCCATATGCCGGTCACCGGATAATGTGTACATCCACCAAATTGCATATAAAATGCCTCAATGGTTTTACTGAGCAGATTTTTCATACTGCCCAGCTTAGTTTCATGTGGAATGATTATGAAGGCTAGTTTCATTAGTTTGCTCCCTTTATTAATAGTTCTAGTTCTTCCCATGCAACACCATCATTCTTATGTGGCTGGCATTTGCCTTTCCAGGTCTTGATAAATCTTTTGAGTTGCTTGGAATCTTTAAGCCACATAGCATGATCTTCATCATCAGAAGTCAATTCTTCTAACCATTCGATAGCTATCTCTAAATGATATTCAGCTTCCTTAACCATGTAAGCATCAGTTACAAACTCATCAACTTGTTTCCAAGTAATGTTGTCAATATCTATAAACTGATTGGATAGTTCCCCAACTTTCATGGCACTTTTAACTATTGCTCTCATTAGTTTGCTCCATCTAAATATTGCTTGTATTCTTCTAGTGAAATTTCATCCTTTAAATATCTAGTCAACAAATGAACTTTTTCAGTACCTAATCGAATTATATTTTCAATTACTGTTTTATCCATAACGGGTTGCCTTCTAGTAAAAGCATTGCCATTACGACTTTTTGTTTTAATTAATTTAGTAATTTTAGGAATATTTAAAAAATCAACTTCCTTACTATCTAAATCTCTATAATAAGGAAAACAATATTCTTTATTTTCAAATGATACTGTTACTGTCTTTTTCATTAGTTTACCTCCTCATAAAATTCATACGTTCTACAAACATTCAACATATGTTCTATTTACAGATAGCACATCGATATATAGAATACAAGACCTAGACGTAAAAATAAATAATTAATTTGTACAGAGAGAAAATAACAATGGAAGTAGTGCCACTTTATTTAAGGTTAACAAGAGAATGTTACGATATGTTAAAGTATCAGGCTAAGAAGGAAAGATGGTCTATGGCTGGGCTAGTTGAGAGTATTTTAAGAGAAGCTCTTAGACGTAGACAGCCTGGTTCAATATCTGATGACAACATATTTAGTGAGAAGCTATTAGTTAAAGATTATGAAATAGCCCAGGCATTAGATAAAATGGTGGGTAGCAAAAATGACAAAGTATAAAGCTATTAGAACCCAGGTCGATGGCATTATGTTTGACAGCAAAAAGGAATCTGAAAGATATAAATATCTAAAACAAAGATTAGATGATGGGATAATCCAGGACCTAAAGTTACAGCCAAAGTTTGATTGTGTCATTAATGGTAAGAAGGTTTGCACCTATAAAGCGGACTTTGAATATCTCCTGGTAGATGAAATAGGTCCACAAGGTCAGATTAGCTACTACGTTGTAGAAGACGTTAAAGGATTCAAAACTCCAATGTACCGGTTAAAGAAGAAGATGGTTGAAGCATTGTATCCTGGAACAATCATTAATGAAGTTTGATAATGGAATGACAGCCGAACAACAGAAGACACTAGACGATAAGTATGAAGAAATAATGGGGCAATTAAAGATAAAAGATATCAATCTATACCATACGTTGCGAGCAAATGAACTGCCTGGTTTTATCTCAGACAAGGTTTACCAGGTTAATGACCAGGATCAAATGGAGATGTTGTTATGAACCAAACTTATTGCCCAGTATGTTCAGCCATAGTTAATAGACCTGATGTAACAGATGAATACATATGTCCGGTCTGTAATGTTAAAACCTTACCTGAAGAAGATGCCAATGAACATGATGAAAAAGATAGATAAAGTAGAGCAAATAATAGAAGCTAGGAAGCAGATCCTGGAACTACCTAAAGATAGGATGGTATCAGATATGCAAGCTCCCTCACCTTTCACTACAATACCATCTAGAGCATTATCAGATAAGTATATATTATCTCATCCATCAGCCCTTCAAGTGCTGTGTGTCTTATGTTCATATGTAAATGGTGTATCAGGCACAGCTTATCCAAACCAATACTCAGTCGCTAAAAGATTAAATAGGTCGCAACAAGCCGTATCCAGGCAGTTTAATAACCTGGTTAAATGGGGCTACATCGAGAAGGTAATTAAAGAGAATGCCTTACGAGCTAGAGGAAGAAAAGGTGCAACCTGGAGAGTTATTTACGATCCTGAACTAACAGCCGATGACATTGCTGTAGCAACCACAGATCCAAGAGTTGAAGAGAATAAGGCTCAAGATACTATAAAGGTAGTAGCCAAAGTCCAAGCTAAAGAAGAGAAGATAAAGGCTAAGTTATCTGAAGCACAAACTAAGTTAGTGGAAAGCATTACACAACGATACTTAAAGGATGAAAGAGAATACTTCCCATACGATACAGTCTTTAATGCCGTTACTACATATCTATCAGGACAACAAACAATAGATGCCTGGAATAAGATAGGATCAGGGCTGTTGTCACCTATTGAGAAAGGATACTTAAAGCCTAATAGTGCTATGGGATCTGTGTTTAAATCACAACGTGATGTTGTTAATAGTAGTAATACACAACGTGAGGTTGTTAAACATGTAAATAGGAATGTAGAAAAAACAACACCTGATGTTGTACCGGTAGTGCATATTTCACAACACAATGATGTTGTACATAACTCTAATAATATAACTATAAATAATAGTATAATAGAAAATGGAAAAGAAATGACAAAGAGATATGCACACATGCTAGATGAAGTGATGGGAACAAGAGGAAGTTGGAGATGGGATATGAGGCAAGAAGCTATGGCTGAAGACATTGCCAGGATGGGAATAACAGTAGATCAGTTTACCGATACTGTTGAGAAGATACTAAAGCATAAACGTAAAGAAGGAATACAACCGCCATATACTATGAGCTACTTCAAGGCTGTGTTTACTGAAGACAAGCCAGTTAGTAATGTTAAAGACATAACCAAAGCATTGACCAGGAGCTTTAAATTATAAATATACAAAACCTAGACGTTGATCTAGAATGTGTACAACTAGGAAAACAATGATGATTCACACGCATAGAAAAATAAAAAACCTGGGCAAAAAAAAGCGACCTTTGGGGGTGGTACCCTCGTGCGAGGTATAAGGGGAGTTCACAAAATTATTTTCCATTTTTTCATTAGGAGGAGCATATGAGAAAACCAAGACAAGTTAGAACTATAAGACGTACCAAAGCACAAATGGAAGTTGATCGTATTGATTTATTAAAGCAAAATATTGAGCCATGTGAAGACGAGATGTTTTTTGAAGACAATCCTATTGCAGTTGCAGAAACCACTCCTGGATCTCCTACTGAGGAAGTGGGTAGGGTTATTAGAGCATTACCGGAGGTTGCTTTTGGCATGTCCGGTCTTAGTGAAATCATGGATACCAGTTCTAATCATTATCGATTTAAGCATGGTTCGGCATTTGATGGTGTTCGTTACACTTATGAGAAGAAGAAAGAAACAAATAATTAATTGGAGGGAAAAGTTAGATGGCAAGTATAAATAAAGTTTTTATTATGGGTAATGTTGGAAGAGATCCTGAAGTAAAGGCATTTCAAAATGGTGACAAGATAGCTAATTTTTCTATAGCCACTTCTGAGAAATGGACTGACAAGTCTACGTTAGAAAAGAAGGAAGTCACGCATTGGCATAGGGTTGTTGTTCGCAATCAAAACACAATTAAGTTAGTTGAGAATTACGTTAAGAAAGGCTCTTCAGTTTATGTTGAAGGAAAGCTTGTTTATCGTAAATACACGGCTTCTGATGGTGCTGAAAAGACCAGTACTGAGGTTGTTATAGGACCATTCAATGGTGACATTGTTTTATTGGGTTCTAAAGAAGATAAGCTAAATGAACAAGACAAAACTAATCAGGATCTAGATGATGAAATCCCCTTCTAAAAAAAGAGTTGTTCCTAAAATGGGTAATTTGGGTGAAGTTCGTGAGATATCGAAAAAGCTCAAAGGATCTGACGTTATATTTGAAAACCGAGAGAAGATTGCTGAAGCCTTAATGGGTTTAGCGACTGCCAAGATAACTGATATTTTGGATTGGGATAGTGAAGGCAATGTGAAAGTTATGGACCCTAGAGATATTCCTGAACATGCGTTGCAATCTATCCGGAAGATCCGGGCTGTGCCGGTTGGTGATAGTGGCAAGATGCAATTAGAAGTTGAGATGATTGACAAGGTGCGTGTGTTGCAAATGGTGGCTAAGTCGGCTGGTATTTTAGACAGAACTCCTGAGAGTGAGAAGCCAAGTGTAATTGAAATTAACATGGTAGGACCTAAAAATGGAAAAGCCTAATGAGATGAATCTAGACTTCAGCACCTCGCCTAATGTGTGGAAGTTTTTAAACGATAACAGCTTTGTTCGAGGTATTATGGGTCCAGTTGGGTCCGGCAAGAGCTATGCTTGTTGTGCTGAGATATTTAAACGTGCCGTTCAGCAAAAGCCTTCACCAGTTGATGGCATTAGATACACCAGGTTTGCTGTTGTTAGAAACAGTTATCCTATGCTTAAAACCACTACGATTAAAACGTGGCTGGAATTATTTCCGGAGCATATTTGGGGCAATTTACATTGGTCACCACCTATTACGCATCATTTAAAACTACCGGCTAGAGGTGATGCTTCCGGTATTGATTGCGAGGTTATATTTCTTGCGTTAGATCAACCCAAAGATGTACGAAAGTTGTTATCATTAGAGCTAACTGGTGCCTGGGTGAACGAAGCACGAGAGCTTCCGGTTGCTGTTATTCAAGGATTAACGCATCGTGTTGGAAGATACCCTTCTATGAAAAATGGAGGCACAACCTGGAGAGGAATTTGGCTTGATTCAAACCCGATGGATTCAGATCATTGGTATTATAGGTTAGCTGAGAAAGAAACACCTAAAGGAGAGTTTGCCTGGAAGTTTTTTAGACAGCCCGGTGGAGTTATTGAAGTTCCTACTGAAGACGTTCCAACAGAAATACCTGAAGCTCAAGGTTATATATCGGCTGGTAGTCGCTGGTTTAAAGAAAATGAGAAAGCTGAGAATATTCACAACCTTCCTAAAGGCTACTACCAATCTTTACTTGGTGGAAAGAACTTGGATTGGGTGCGTTGTTATGCTGAAGGAAAATACACTTACGTTCAGGAAGGAAAAGCTGTGTGGGAAGAATATGATGACGTAACTATGTCGGCTGAACTTATGCCAACCGAAAATGTACCA